TTTATCGACCTGATCTCGGTCTTCCTGTGTTTCTGGCATTGCCCAAGTTCCCATCATCTTCCTCCTTGTCGCTGAAGCTCTGACAATTTCCAATCCCTCAACACTGCAACAATCTGGCATTTTTTAACTGGAACCTTCTTTACATGGCGTACCAACCAGGCATAAGCATTTAATTGATTGACCCATTCTGCTTTGCCGTGGATCACAGACCAAACCGAAGTGCATTTATAATCGGACACAGTGACAGAACCATCTGATTCTGTTTCCTGCAAATCAATCGCACCAGACAGTTCCCATCCCTCATGGTCAATGAACAATCGTTCCTCACTAATATGCTCTTTCTCTGACACAGCATCCTCAAACATATTGTGAACAGCCGTACCTAGTACGCTCCAGACCTTATCAGAAGCATCTTCTGTCATTTCAGCATCATGCTCGGCTCTGAGTATCCTAATTCTAGGAGAATCAATAAGTTGCGTGATACTTCGATTGCTTGAACCGCGACTGTAATTATCTTTAGTAAGAGAATCAACAACAGGTTTAGGCAAATTGTGCTTGTTAGTTAGACGCACGACAAAAAACCCTGATGGTGTCTGGACTTTCCGTGATTACAGAAAACTTAGCACCCATGTTGCTCTTCTGATATCGTTGAACCTTCATTCTCAGAGCGTTCAAAGTCTTGTCTAAATCACTATCTGTAACGTCTAATTTAAACGACTGCCCAACAGTCATATCACCTAAAGGCAGCTTTGGAAGTGGTATCCTATCCATCACTCTGGTTGGAATTGGCACATCGTCTTCAATTATTATCGCACTCATTTTTTTTCCTTCCTTTCGTTTGACATGGTAAGTCGTATCGTGTTTACATGGTAACCCATATATGAAAAAGATGTCAAACAATAAACATGAAAGCGTATATAGTTTTGTCGTACTGGGGGAACCTGCCTCTAAAAGCAACAGCAGAAGACTCGTTACTATTAAGGGAAGACCTGCTTTCATTAAGTCAAAGAAAGCACTTAATTATGTTAAGGACTTTGAAAAGCAATGCCCTGTTCTTAATCCACTTATGGAAGGATATCTTGAGGTTGAAATGACAGTCTATTACGCGACAAGAAGACCCGACCTGGATGAGTCAGTCATACTTGATTGTATGCAGGGCAAAATTTATAAGAATGACCGCCAAGTAAAATCCAAGATTGTCAGATGGGGGTTAAGCAAGTCCAACCCCAGAGCAGAGATTGAAGTTCGTCCCATAAAAAAACCCCCTCACGAGGAGGGGGTTTAAGTGTCAGCGAGGAACCGACTTGTGAAAAATTCTCAGGGAACATTCCACGTTTTTAATTCTAAATCAAAAAACACATATAGAACAGTCCTAGTAGGATTATTCTATGTTTTTTAGGTATTTTCTAATATAGGAATATCCTATGGATTGTACTGAGAATAAGTAATGTAAAATTAAAAGTCAACATCAGCGAGGATAAAAAATGCAAGCAGTCGAAGCTGTAGTAGGGCGTATGGCAAAAGGAGGGCGTATCAAATGCCCTCAGTGTGGAGATACGCGAAAAAATAAAAGCCAGAAAACAATGGGCGTTACAATTAATGGCGAAGGAACCCTATATAATTGTTTTCATTGTGGAATTTCAGGAAAAATAGCATTAAAAAAATCTTACATTAAGCCAGTTTCTATGCCTGTTTCAAAGCCAGAAAAGCGTGTAAACGCCCCCGAAAACAATGAATATTTTTATGAATTTCTAAAAAAACGAGGCATTTCCAAAGACATTGCCAAGCAATATGGCGTGATTGGTGGAAAAAAATACTTCAATGGGAGTGGTGAACTGCCTTCTATTGGGTTTGTCTATGGGGAAAATACTGATGAACCTGATGCGATTAAATGGCGTGGAACAGAGACAAAATGTTTCACGCAAGAAGGAGCCGCGCAATCTTTCTATGGTTTGGAACAATTACCCGAAGATATTGAAACCCTTGTTATTGTTGAGGGAGAGCTAGATGTACTTGCGCTTGCTACGGCAGGTATAGCCTCAGTTTCCTGCCCGAATGGTGCGCCGATGAAGGTCAGCGTCTATGAAAAAGACGAGGCTGAAGACAAAAAATACCATTATGTTTGGCAATCAAAAGACCTAATTGAAAAGGTTTCAAAGATTATATTCGCTGTGGACAAGGATGAGCCAGGTGAGGCTCTTGCTGAAGAGCTTGCTAGAAGGATTGGCAGAGCTAAGTGTTGGGAAGTGAAATGGCCTGATGACTGTAAAGATGCCAATGATGTGTTGATTAAGCATGATGCAGAAACTTTAGTCTCACTCATTGAAAATGCCACGCCTGTTCCTTTGGTTGGTGTGTATTCGGCAGATGATTACGATTCTCAAGTCGATTTGCTTTATGAGAAAGGCAATGGGAAGGGAGCAAGTACAGGATTTGTTAGTCTGGATGAGCTGTACACCATAGCTGCTGGTCAATTGAGTGTGGTTACAGGGCTTCCAGGTTCCGGTAAGTCTGAATTTGTCGATGCTTTGATGATTAATCTTGCTCAGAAAGAAGGTTGGACATTCTGTGTTGCCAGTTTTGAGAACCCCGTTCCCACACACATTGCCAAATTAAGCGAGAAGATCACAGGTAAGCCCTTTTTCTCTGGCCCTACGGAAAGAATGACAAAGGAAGAGTCAAAGGAAGCTAGAAAATTTATTAAAGATCATTTTGTATTCGTGGAACAAAGGGATGGCAGTGCAATCAAGATAGATGATTTGTTGGAAAGAACCCGATTAGCTGTGATGAGGCTGGGTTGCAGGGGTGTTGTCATCGACCCTTACAACTACATAGAAACAAGCAAGGGAGACAAGGAGCATCAGTCTATCTCTGCTATGTTGACCCGTGTTGCTGCGTTTGCAAAGGCTTACGATATTCATGTCTGGTTTGTGGCTCATCCTGCCAAGATGTATCCAGATCCAAACGGTAAAACACCTGCTCCTGTCGGTATGCACATTTCTGGCTCTGCTGCTTGGTTTGCTAAAGCTGATTGCGGGATTACAGTGCATCGAGGTGGGGATTACGACAGCAACCAGCCAGAGATACATTGTTGGAAAAGCAGGTTCAAATGGGTTGGTAGGATTGGCATGACAAAGCTGAACTATGATGTTCCAACAGGTAGGTTTTCTGACCTCAATGAAAACTGGGAGTTTGATTAATGAACTCTGATATTGATTGGTTAGAAGACCCCGAAGAACGCAACCATCCTGCCTTCAAAAAGAACCTGAGAGATAGTCAGAAAGGCGTATGGGATACAGCTCAATGGCTTAATCATTATGGAATGAAGGTAACTGTCAATCCCACTGAGGAAGCAGACAGTTATAAGAATCGTCATGCCTTCATGGATGATGGTGACATTGAGATAATGCAGAAGATTGAAGTGAAAGTCCTCGGCTATAAGTTCACAAGCCAAGAGGATTGGCCTTTTCACAGGTTTGCAGTTTGCAATGTGAACGCTTGGGATAGGGCTAAGAGAAAGCCTTATGCCTATCTTATCTGGTCAAGTGACCGTCATCATTTAGCTATTGTGTATGGATCGACTAATCCGCACTGGTTTTCTGATGAAATGAAAGACAGGCGTTATGAGGGCTACGCCCAGCGCAGTTATTTTTGCCCGATGGAATTTGTCAGATGGACGAACAAAGACGAAACAGATTGTCCTTTATAAACCAGCGAGGAGCTAAATATGTGGAATTCACCAGAAAGAGAATTAGATCCACCGGAGCATTGGACTTGTGAGGAGTGCGACAGCCATTTCTACCTAAACCTTAATGAAGAGCCAGAAGAAGACGAGCCTGTTCTGTGTTTTGAGTGCGGAACCTTTGACGGTTAAGCATGAAGGTTTTAGATTTATTCAGCGGGATTGGTGGATTCAGTCTGGGTTTAGAACGTGCTGGCATGGAGACAGTGGCTTTCTGTGAGAACGATAAGTTCTGCCAGAAGGTATTGGCGAAGCATTGGCCTGATGTACCCATTCACAACAATATTGAGGAATTAGATGGACAAGAATATAGAGGGACAGTTGACCTTGTTTGCGGGGGATTCCCTTGCCAACCATTCAGTGTCGCTGGGCAGCAGCGAGGCAAGGAAGATGACCGCGCACTCTGGCCTGAAATGCTACGAGTCATACGAGAAGTGGAGCCAGCTTGGGTCATTGGGGAAAATGTTGTTGGGATCATCAACATGGAACTCGACAATGTGTTATCTGACCTGGAAGGCGAAGGTTACTCCTGCCAATCGTTTGTTATTCCAGCTTGCGGTGTCGATGCCCGACACAAAAGAAATAGGGTTTGGATTGTGGCCCACTCCGGCATCGAGAGATTACAAGGGAGCGAGGAAACCGGAGACTCGCTTGGCGGCAGGACGAACAGAGAACAACTCTCTGCCGGACTCAGTGGAGTTCCAAGACGGAACAAATCATCGAATCAACCCAGAATGGGTGGAATGGTTAATGGGGTTTCCCGTTGGCTGGACGAACCTGAAGGAATCCCAAGAGTGATAGGCAAAGTGCCAGATAGAGTCCATCGTTTGAAAGCGTTGGGAAACGCTGTAGTACCGCAGGTTGTAGAGGTTTTAGGAAAAATAATTATGGAGTAATTGATATGTGGAAAGAAGAGTACAGCAGATTTGAGGGTCTAACAAAAGAAACTTATGATGAATATAGATATGGATTAACGTCCTCTGGCTATTTTATTTATAGAGGCGATCTTGATGAGGACGGTATCGGGACACTGGAAATACTGTATCTCGATTCCGATGATGGCTGCATGCTATTTTCTAGTGGGAATGATGTATTTGGAGAGGAGGGCATGCAGATTAAACTTATCGGTTGTCAATATGCAGATATTCGATCAGACGCTCTCAGCGAAATAACGGAACTTATGAATACATTCCTAGAATTTCAGAAAGAACAATATGAAAACATAGTTATGAATCTAATATAAAACAAAAAAGGAGAACAAATGTTAATAAATGACGAACATGCTGACCGCTTGGGTATTGCACTGCAACGAGAAGGCATTATCAAAGGCCGACATGGTGTTTTTAAAACTAATCGAGGCAAGTGTACTTTGCGAGAATTAGCGAAATTTATCTATAAAATAAATCAAGAAGTGGAAATTACCATTCTTCTTGAAGAAGACCGCAGCCCTGCCATGCTGGGTGATCCAACAATCGGAGCATACGCGCTTGAGCCGACTGAGCCTTGCTGCTGATGATACATTATCATGGCAGTCCCATTTCTGGCAGGTCACAAGATAAGCATATATTCTACACAGGCAGACACGCCTTTATCTCCTATGCTCACCAAGAAGACTTAGGCGTGGCTCTCGAATGCTGCCAGTCTATAGCTCTTGATAATGGCGCGTACAGTGTATGGAAAACAGGAGGGGAGCTTGATGTTGATGCTTATACGGAGTGGGCAGATGATTTAGGGGGCCTATCTGTTGTTGACTTCGCTCTAATACCTGATGTGATTGATTGTGATAACTATAGGGAGAATGAAAAGCTAATAAACAGATGGGCGAAGGTATCTCACCGCATAGAGGGCGTTCCAGTTTATCACATGCACGAACCTTTAAGTTGGCTAGAGAATCTTGTTTCTAATTGGACGAGGGTTGCGATAGGGTCGTCCGGCGAATATCCTAATCCTGGTACGGAATCGTGGTGGAGAAGGATGAGAGATATTATGAAAGTGGCGTGTGACGATAAAGGTCAGTCGAGAGCTAAGATACATGGACTACGACTTTTAAACACAAAGCTGTTTTGTTACTTACCTTTAAGCTCGGCTGACAGCACTAACGCAGCAAGGCATGGGGGGTCAACAAAAAGGTGGGGTATGTACCCCGCCCCGACAACAGCGCAGAGATGCGGGATTATTGCAGACAGAATAGAAAGCGTAAACTCTTCGCTTGTGTGGGTTGAGCCGCCTCAACAGGAGATGGTTATATGAAAATAGTATTATTATTTAGTGGAGGAATAGACTCAACAGTTCTGTTGGCTCAGTATGTAAGAGCCTGCGAGGAAGTGCATTGTCTTACTGTGGACTATGAACAAAGGCATAAGTGCGAGGTTGAGGCCGCTGAGAAGATATGTAAATTCTACGATGTTCCTCAGACAATTATAAAAATGGGGTCGCTAAAAAGGCAGCTATGGGGGGCGAGCGATTCGTTTTTAGTCAACGACTCATCGAATTTAGTTGTGCCAGCCAGAAACATGATACTAATTAGCCTTGCCACGGCTTTGGCTGAATCTCTGAAATACAACATGGTTTCTATCGGGGTTAACTACAGTGATGCGGGTATATTTCCTGATTGTGGACAGGCGTTTATTAATAAGATGTTTGATGCTGTTTTATATTCATCTCAGATAACATTAACCGCACGATTAGCGGCAGCATCAAAGGCAGAGATAATAGAATTAGGTAAGGAGGTCGGTATACCATTCGGGATGACTTGGAGTTGTTATGACCCGCAGAAAGACGGCGGTACGTGCGGCGTATGCCTACCATGTATAGACAGAGAGGAAAATGGACTATGATTATTAATGAGATTTTTACCTCGATACAGGGTGAGGGGCATCTTGCAGGGAAGAGGATGCTATTCATAAGGACTCAAGGGTGTAGCGTTAAAAAATGCCCTATTCGACCTGTATGTGACGAACCCTCGTCCTTGAAAAATAAAGGCGGTTTCGAGATGCAATCAGACGAAATTATACAAGAGGTTAAAAACAACATCACATCAGGTAGCCAATGGGTGTGTCTAACAGGAGGGGAGCCAACGGATCAAGAAGATTTTGGAGATGTTGTCGGTGCTTTGAGGCATGAGAGATTTTTAGTGCATATACAGAGTAGTGGGGCAAGGAGGGTTAATTGCCAGTGGGACTGGCTAACCATCTCGCCTAAGTTTCGACCAAAAGAACTAAAGCAGGTATACGGTAACGAGTTAAAGCTGGTCTACACCGGACAGACACCAGACGAATTGAGGGCATACATGACTGAGTTTAGAGCTTGGAATTATTATTTGCAACCGTTATGCAGTTACGATAGCGTAGCCAGAGAGGTTTATAATACAAAAGAGACTGTCGATATGGTTCATAAGGCGAATAATGAAGGTATGGATTGGGAGTTTTCAGCGCAGTTACATAAATATATTAATGTTCGATAACGGTAATTATGAATAAATTCCTAGCAACTTTTGAAGAAAGATATGAAGAAATGTGTGAGCTTTCGGTCGATGAAAGAATTTAATGAGTCAATCCTTTAGGATTTTCTTTCACTATTTTCAGACAACGTGTAAACGCTTAATTTCTCGCTCTTGCCCTTGACCTCAATGGAATCTAGGTACTTCACCATGCTTGGAACGGCTAAAGCGGTGGTCTCACCGATGAGGACATCTTCTTTGTACTTCCTCGATCCGCTTTCAAGTCTAGCTGCCACATTCACAGCATCCCCGATAGCAGAATAGTCGAACCTGGTCTTCCCGCCCATGTTTCCAATCACACAAGGGCCAGTGTTGACTCCGATCCCAATGCCCAATCTCGGCAATCCTTCTACTTCTATTTCTTTATTCAGCTCTTCCAAAGCTATCAACATCAAACCAGCACAAGCGACAGCCTTTTCTTCGTGGTCTTCACAATCAACTGGTGCGCCCCAGAAAGCCATCACACAATCACCCATGTACTTGTCTATCGTGCCATCCAGCGACAACACCACATCAGTCAGGGCAGATAACAGGCGGTTGACCAGAGCGACAAGACCTTGAGGATCGTTATTGTTTTTGAAATGCTCAGACATTGGCGTAAAGCCTACGATGTCACAGAACAAGAAACTCATCGTCTTGGTCTCCCCTCCGAGCTTCATCAAGGACGGATCATCTACTAACTGCTGTACTAATTTTGGGGAAACATAAGTGCCGAACATCCCTTTGATCTGCAACTTCTGCCGATACTCACTAATCATTCTCTGTCCAACACCCACTGATCCGATA